GAGACCACATCCCCGTTGGCTGTAGGCCAGCCTGGGCCGTGGGTCATTAACCGTGGATCTTTGGTTTCCAGGTCAATGGCGATTTGTTCAATGTCGGACGGCGTGACGGGCAACTCTGTCACCGGCACCCATTCCGTTTTGACGCCAAACTTGGGCTTTTTAAGATTTGTCTTCATCACGTGTCTCATCTTTGGGAAGAATAACAGCGTAGGCTATAGCGGCGTAACCTGCGGCATCCACATAATCCTCGTCGTTATTATTCCCTGATTTTCGTCGCGCAATTTTTAGTAGTTCCATTAAGGTAGCGACATCACTGGCAGTGAGAGGATCGCGTAGATCAAGTCGATCCCAAAGGTAGGCGTTCCATAATTGGGCGATGTTTTCATGCGTAGTCAAGAAGCCCCCATGCTGTTCAAAACGAGGCCCTGTGATTATGTGTGCGGCTTTTTCAAATAAGATTGTTGCTCTTTCTAGTGCGCTCATAGTGCCCATCCTTTCTGTACGTCGTCTGGCATTTTCAAAACGAGGTTCTGCTTGGTGCGGGTGATACCCACATAAAGAACGCGGTGCGCGTCATCGGGATTTCGGCCCATCTCCTCGACGGCCTTACCGGACAGGTCGAGGTAGAGAAGGACGTTGGTGGCTTCGCCGCCTTTAGCGCCGTGGATCGTGGACAACTTGATCAACGGCCTCTTGCTCAGATCGACGCCGCGATTAATCATGGCCGTGGCATAGGCTCTGTCTTCGTCGCGGATCTTGTCGAGCGCCGTTTCCCATCGTCCGGTAGCCTCCAGGCCGTAGTGTTTACGGAGAACGGACAGGCTGAACGTGTCGTTTTCATGGGCGGCTTTCAGCAGCTTTTTCGCCCCACGGGCCACGGCATTTTCCCTAGACGATAGGTGAGCGTATAGGTTTACGGCTTCATTCAGAGAAATCTCCCGGTTATCGCCAAGGTGGAGATATTCCCAGGAGGAGATGGCGGAGCGCACCGACTTGCTTAGTGATGGCGTGTTGAAGCGTTCAAAGAAGACGCCGGTCGCTTTGAGATGGGCCGCGACATCGTTGAGCATGTAGTTGGCTTGCGCCAGTACCAGCCAGTTGGCGTTGTTGAATTCGATATCTCTGGTGTCGTAGGCGCGTTGCACGGTGCCTTCGTCATCACGGGGCAACCACTTTTTCTTTTGCCGGTTGCGTATTCGATTGGCAACGGAATCCGCCAGCCGGAACACGGCCTTGGGAACACGGTACGATTGAGACAGGACTTCAGAACCTCCCTCCAGAGAGATGAAGTGGTTTACATCCGCCCCGGCCCAGCGGTAGATCCCTTGGTCGTCGTCCCCGGCAATGAACATGCGCTCGCATTTATCGTTGAGAAGGTGCGCGATTTGCCATTGAAGAGGCGTCAGATCCTGGGCTTCGTCCAGGAACACAACCTTCAAGGTGGGGATGTGCGCGGGGTTTGCAGCAAGCTCGACCAGCATGTCGGTGAAATCCTTTAACCCGCGTGACTGCTTAAATTTGGCATACTCCTGGAAGATGTGTTGCACCTCGTAGAAGGGATAACTGAGTTGGGTGGAGTTATAAGTTTGAGCGGGGTCTTGGAGCATGTTGCGTGACAAATCAATACACCGCATCAGGGGGTGATTGGAGCGCAACGGGATAAAGCCATCGTCTTCTCCCTTTTCAACACCGCTGGTTAGGTCCAGACCCATGAGATGTCCAAACTCTTTGAGGTGCGTTTCCTTCAGAACTTCGGCAGCGGTCAGGCCCAGCGTCTGAAACGCAAGGCTGTGCAGGGTGCGGAAGTAGGTGAAGTCTTTTTCCGGGTCCATGTTAAAACGCATAACGGCGCGGTCACGCGCTTCATGGCTGGCCTTGCGGGTAAAGGCGAAGTAGCCAATCTCATTTGGGCTATAACCGGAACCAAGCAAGCGTTCGACTTCGTTGAGGAGAGTGGTAGTTTTCCCTGTACCGGGGGGACCGAAGTAGCGCAGCATCAGTCGTCCTTTCTCCAGATCGCGTCGAGGTCATATCCCAAGGCGTCGAGGAGACGCTCGACTTTGTAGATGGAAAGCTCGCGTGGCACATCCAGCTTTTCGTATTCCCCCACGGTGCGTTGCGGCATCTTGGCTTTGATAGCCAGCGCACGTTGGGATAGGCCAGATTCCTCTCTCGCTTGCCGGATCAAAACGCTCCAGTGATTTCTTAGAATGGCACATCCTCCTCATCGAACTTGGAATTGAACTCCTCATCGATTTGATCGTAAGCCGGAATGGACCAACACCGCACGGTACGGCCTTTGATTTTCAATTGCTCTGCCCTCCCGTCCATGTCCCGTAGGCGCTGGGCAATCTTGTTGGATTTGTACTCAAAAAATTTATTTCGCTTGAGGAACGCTTCCAGATCCTTGAGACGGAAATAGGTGCGGTCCTCTTTTTCGTTGGTCCATGGGCGACGGAGCAGGATCTCTTCTCTGTCCAAGGCTGTCTGCATATGCGTGGCGAAATCTTCCAGCATCTCGTAGAACTGACCCCGGATGCTGGTATCGTCCGAAGTTGTGATGACGGCCCCTTCCGTATCGACCATGGCGGAAAGCAACGTATTCATCTGCGCTTCCCACGCTTGTCGCGTCACGGTGCGGGGCATGAAATTAATTTGCTCCATGCAGAGGATTTGAAACCGGGGCTGCTTTTGCAAACCCTCCGTATCCAGTTCGACAGGAGAGCCGTTTACGTCGAGAAACCAGAGCGGCGGTTCGCTGTCATACTTACGCAGGTTGGCGACGGTGGGCGTGTTGGCTCCTCCTCCAACGCCATGCTTGCGGCTGCGACACAAATCCTTGTTGCAGAAATTACAGATGGGCTGGTCGGTACATTTATACTGGTAGTCTTTCTTCTTCAATTGGTCGGCTACGATGTTGACTTCGTTCAAATCCAGAGGAGGGTCCATAATCAATTGATTATGTTCAAGAATTTTGGTTTCCCATTCATCGGGGAACGCCTTGCGTAGGTAAACGCCTACGTTAAAGAGGCCATTGTTTCGGGTGCCTTCCGGGAATCCCTGACGAAAAAGAGCCTGTAGGCATGGGGGTCCGTCCGGTAGCCGCTTGTCGATTTGGACGGCTTCCTCAGACGCGAGGTTGTCCAGTTCTTCTTCTGTAATGGCAGACGCTTCCGCCATGTCGAGAAATTCTTCCAGAGTGGCTGCACTGCCGTCAGCGTTGAAGGCGTATCGTAACCCACGTTCTTGATCGAAATAGGGAAGGTTCAAGAAATTGCCGGTATCGCCCCGCTCCAAAACCAGCTGGATCTGTTTTGGGAATACTTCCGTATTGGATGCATAGCCTAGCTCAGAGGTCACTTCCTTCAGCTTGGTTTGCAGCTTTTCGGCGGCGACGGCTTCCTTGAGGAATAGATAAAGATGTCCCCCGCCGGATTTGCTACGGCAGACGACGAGAGGAAATTTCAATTGGGAGATGTGGTTAATAAGCTTGGTGTGATCCAGGGGATATGTGTCGATGTCTATCGCCCCCCACAAGCATTGGTTGTTCTCGTTGATGGGAACAACGCCGACACCTTGTTCGCCGTTTAAATGGGCGTCAAAAGTCTTCAAGGTCCGTGGTTCGTGAACGATACGAGCCTTACCCTTGTGCTTGCCGTTAGCTGCCTTACCCGTTATATCGAACGTGCCGTAGGCTCTGTTCAAGCCCCGGAAAAGACGGCTGAATCGTTTGGTGAGTTCCTTTTCCACAAGAAATTGGAGGGACCAGGACTTGGCTCCCGGCCCCTCCTCCCCCCCACTCTAGAAGGGCGTGTCTTCGTTGGAGGATGGTGCTTCCTCTTCCCGGACATGCTTAACCTGCACCTGCCCAGCAGCGATGGAATCGTGGAAGAGTTTTGCTTCCCGATAGAAGTTCACATCCTCTATCGGTCCTTCCTTGTCGATGAACCATCCGTGCCAGCTTCCGTTTTTGTTTTCTTCACCCACGGAAGTCAGATGCCAGACATGCGAATAACGAGCAGGGATGAACAAGTTACCATCTCCGTCCTTCATCTTGCTGGACTTGATGGAGGAGTTCCACTGCTTCGACTTCTTGAACTGCGTAGCCTTCATTGGCAGCAGCGCCTGTTGGGTAAGATCGTCCTCATCGATGATAAGAACGTAATGTTGGGCGGTGCGCTCAAGATAACGACCACTCCCATCGACAACGTAGTCTTTGTTGTCTTCGCCACGCTCCGTTGCCGGAATCTCTTCGTCCGCAGCATAGATACGATGCGGTGCGCCTGTGCCGGTGCCTCGCGGCTCCCACTCTATGTACTGAAGAGTGTATGCACAGTTGATGACCCGGACGCCGTCTTTGCCTTTGACGACTTCCTTCGTCACGGTGTTGTAGATATCACCGGCCTTGGCATTATCCAATTCATCCAGTTCCGGAGACATCTTCTGCAAGATTTTCAGAAACGGGATGGCGAGGTCTTCGCTGCCCAGGTTGGTAACACCTTCGCCAGCGTCGGCTGCAAACAGGTCAGGCGTGACTTCCCCAACCTCAGTTTTATTTTTTTTCGCTACTGCTTTTGCCATATCACTTGCTCCTCTTGATCGTGGCTCGTTGAGAGATGTATGCGCCGAATAAATCAAGCGGGACGGCGTCACCCGCTTCTACCCGTTCCCGTAGCCACGCCTTCAAGGTCATCGACTCGACCTTTTCGTTTTGGCTGGGAACGAATCCCTCGCTACCGCATAGACCGATAAAAGCTGTGGCAGCTTTGTCTTCGCCACGACCAAAGGTAACGGTAACGTTATTTTTAACGAGATCACCAAAGCCGTGGGAACGGAGCCAGTCGAAGGCTTCGTCTTTACGGTCTTTGGGGATGGAGGTTGAGTAAATAGGTTTGACGGCAATTTCGCTGCCATCCATCAAGGTGAATTTCCGAAGGCCCATTTCTTCCAGGGTTTCGGGAAGCTGCTCATCGGTAATTTTGTAAAGAGCCGCCTTCGCTGTTTTTGTCTGCGCCTCCAAATCGAAAATAATCGATTCGAGGCTGCTGGCTTCCTTTGCCAGCTTGGCGACGGCATCTAACTTGCCTTCGCTCAGATGGTCCAGCTGATCCGTATCAGCGTCAGCGGCCATCTCTTCTAAAATGTCTTTGTTTTTCATCTTGTTTCCTCTTTCCTTCATTGGCGGTTGACTACGCCGTCAAAACCCCTTATATGTGAGCTTCTGGGAAAAAGCAAGATAAATCTGATGGATTATAAATTTTTAACAAAGCCCTATAAACACCAAGAAGATGCTTTCAACGCGAGCGCCGAATGCTCGACATATGCACTCTTGATGGACATGGGAACCGGTAAGACAAAGGTCGCGTTAGACACGGCAGCTTACTTGTATGAGGAAAAAGAAATCGACTTCGTTCTCATTGTAGCGCCCAAAACCGTCATTGCCAACTGGGTGCCGGAAATCCACAAGCACCTCCCAGACAGGTTTCCAAACAAGATCCTGCTGTGGAAGCCCTCCCTGACCAAGGCCATGCGAAAGTCGCTGAACACCCTTTTCCAGGACGGCGACGGGTTGAAATGCCTGTTGATGAATGTCGAGGCGTTCAGTACCCGCAAGGGAGTGGAGGTAGCTTCCCTCTTCGTGAAGAAATTCAATGTCTTCATGGTGGTAGACGAAAGCACCACTATCAAGAACCGGAAAGCCAAGCGGACCAAAGCTCTGTGTGACTTGGGCCGTGGTGCGCGGTACAGGCGTATCTTGACGGGGTCCCCGGTGACCAAGTCTCCGCTGGATCTTTTCAGTCAGCTGAATTTCCTGGACCCGGACATTCTAGGCTTCACCTCTTACTACGCATTCCAGGGACGGTACGCGATTGTTCAGCGCCGTACTCTGGGAAGTCATTCTTTCAACCACATCGTCGGATTTCGACGGCTGGACGAACTCACTGCTAAATTGGAGCAGCACTCGTTCCGTGTCCGTAAAGAGGACTGCCTGGACCTTCCAGACAAGGTCTATGTCAAACGGGACATCGAACTGACCAAGGAACAGAAGAAGGCTTACGACCAGATGACGCATTTGGCGTTGGCGCATCTGGACAGTGGGGAGTTGTCCACGACCAAAAACGTTCTCACCCAGATCATGCGCTTGCAGCAAATTTGCTGTGGTCACCTGACGGATGACGAAGGCGTCGTGCATGATCTACCCTCCAAGCGTTTAGATATGCTTCTGGACCTATGCGAAGAGATACAAGGTAAGGCAATCATATGGGCGACATGGACCATGGACATTCGTTCGATTGCTGATGCCTTGCGTGACCGCTACAGCGTACAGGCGGTTGCAAAGCTCCACGGGGAAACGCCGGATTCTGAGCGCCAGGAGATCGTGGAAACTTTCCAGGATCGGCAATCAGATCTGCGGTTCCTTGTGGGGCACCCTAAAACGGGCGGCTATGGGCTAACGCTCACTGCCGCCAACACGGTCATTTATTATTCCAACAGCTATGATTTGGAATTGCGGCTTCAGTCGGAAGACCGCGCCCACCGGATTGGGCAGACAAGCAAAGTAACATACATCGATCTGATCTCCCCCTCCACCGTAGACGAAAAAATCGTTCGCGCTTTGCGTAGCAAGATTAACATTGCTGATCAGATTTTGGGGGAACAAACCCGCGAATGGTTGCAATAAAAAGGACTAAGGAAAATGGCAACAGCTAAAAAAGAAAGTGTGACGATCAATGTCAGCAAGCTTACGCAAAAGGCTTGTAACCTTCGGTTAATTGGAACAACTCCAATGTATCAGAACCGGATGAGCGCCAAGGCCAAACAGGAATTTTTGGTTGGTAGCGGGAAAGGCAAATCCAAACTGGATAAAGCCTACATTAAACATGATCCTCTTCAGGAATATCGGGATGCAGCTGAAGTGGTTCTTGACGGTCCTACAGCTTTGGGTCTCAAGGTCATCGCTGTAAAGGCAGCTATGGCGACTGCTGCTCTTGAAACGGCGGGTGTTTTTAAAACCGAAATTCAACGCCTCTTGTTCATGCCGGGAGATATGACACCTCTATACGGTACTCCATATCTCAAAATGGATATCGTGCGCCAGGGTGGCATTAACAAAACTCCTGACATTCGGACACGCCCGTTTATACCTAAATGGGGGGCGGAAATTGAGATGCGTTACATCGTTCCCCAGCTTAATCTTACTTCTCTTTTCAACATCCTTTGCAATGCAGGGGTACTGATAGGATTAGGCGATTATCGTCAGGAAAAGGGAAAAGGCAACTTTGGTTCCTTCCGCGTCATTTCAGCTGACGATCAAGACGACGAGTGGGATGAACTGGTTAAGCATCACGGGAGAAAAGCGCAGGAAAAAGCGTTAAAGCTTCCGGTGTGCGCTGACAGTGATACGGAAGACCTAATGGACTTCTTCAATTCGGAAGTTGAACGGAGGGAAGCCGCATGAAAATGACGCGCCAAAAACGACAGGAAATCGTTAAAGAATTCTGTCTTAACCATAACGGGATTTATAGTCCTGGAACGTTTGTAGAGGAGGTCAGGTCCGTGGGGCCTGACCACCCCGCTTACGGATATTTTACGTGGGACGATACTAAAGCTGCTAACCAACAAAGAACATGGGAAGCGCGGATGTTCGTCCAAGGACTCAAGTTGGTTTTTGAGGTAGAGCATATTTCTCGCACAGGAAAAATTAAAGTGCAGGAAAGAGAGGTTCCCCTTCTTCTCTCTCCCTCATCAACGAGACAAGAGGGGACTGGCTACTACATGTTCGATCCTGACGATCCGGATCATCTTGAGGAACTACGCCGCCAAAGTGTTGTCGATTTGAAAGCATGGATAGAAAGATACTCAGTTGCTCTATCTTCGGCAGGGCTGACTACACAACCTCTTGACCGAATCATCTCTATTCTGGAATCTCCTCCCGCTGTCCTACAAGCAGCGGAGTAGTGGCAAGGCAGACACGGTTGGGTGCGGTTTGATGAGGTCGGGACGGGTCCGGTTGGGTTTGATGTGATTTGGAGCGGCACGGCAGACAAGGTGCGGTCGGGAGCGGTATGGTTAGGTCGGGAGCGGTTCGGAGCGGTAGGGTCTGATATGGCTCGGCACGGCAGGTTAGGCGGGATGCGGTTTGATGGGGCCGGGTTTGATCTGGTTTGGACTGGTGCGGACTGACAACGCAGGTATGACGAGGTGCGGTAAGGTGTGATATGGGTTGGCGCTGCAACGCAACGCCGGTATGGTGAGATATGGCGCGATTCGGAGCGGCATGGCAAGATCAGGTATGACAGGCGTGTACCGGCGCGATGGGGTGGGCACGGCGCGGCAAGACAACGCAGATAAGGCAGGATATGGTGCGGCAAGGTCGGGTTAGGTTCCGATACGGCGCGGCAAGGTCAGGTATGACAGGCGTGTACCGGCGCGATGGGGAAAGATGAGGCGAGATCGGGCAGGGTTTGATTTGGCGCGGCATGGCAGACACGGTTATGATTTGGCGCGGTCTGATAGGGACTGGAAAGACAAGGACTGGAAAGGAAAAAACATGTCCATAGTTATAGGGTTGATATCGTTACTGTTTTACGAACAGCATTTCACTTTCTTTGAGCAAGTCAGAAGCGAGCGTCACGATGGAGCCACGTGGGAATACGTGGGCCACCAGAAACCGGACGCTGATGCAGAGTCCATTGTGTTTCAGTGCATCGACGTGGACAGCGAGGAACCGTGCGGGGAACCGTACATCTTGTGGAAGCTCAAGAAGTAGCTACTTAAACGGCTCCCAGATCTTACCGTCGAAGCGTTTAGCTACCTTGCGGTTGGTGTCCAGGTGATCGAAGCTGGCATGAATCCAACCTGAGTTGGGTTCGTCTTTGATAAAAAATTCCAGTATCAGCTGATCGAATTCGCAGTTGTTCAGTACCCAGCGAGCTACTGCCGGATTGGCTATGCCGGGAAGCTCAAAGTCCACGGCTTTTCCCTGAATATGCTGAGAGGTGTCGGAGGACCCTAACTCCCGGTTAAGGTCCAAAGACCGGAAACCGCTGGAAGGACTGAAGGGGATGTCGTATTCCACCCTGACCGGTTCCAAAATATGCTCACACACTTTTTTCAGGTTTTCGATCTGGCGCGGATGAGGCTCATTACGAATGCGACGACGAATCGCCGTTTGGGACTTCGTCAGTTCAGCCAATGTAAAATGAGGAGAGAGTCTCACGAAACCATTTGTCGTGGTTTTTTAGGGGGACAAGCTGATACGGAACCCCCGTGGGCACCGAAAACAGGATCGTTGGGGCCGAAAACTTCGCGCCCTGCCATTTTAATGGGACTCACCTGACCTAATGTCGAAGATTCTAAAGCGGAGAAGGCGGGAGGAGACCCTTCTGTTAAAGAGGCATATTGTCTGGGAGGAGCCGGTGCCCCGGCAGGTGGTTGCAGACCGCTGGTTGTGGGGAGAATAGCGCCGGGGTCCCAGGTCCCTGGGCGTTGTGGATACCACCCATAAGGAAATCCGCGTAGTTCCAACTCAGGATCTTCTTCTCTGTGTAGGTCTTCTGCTGGTTCCGTAAGAACTTCCAACGTAGTCCCCCGTGGGAGAATGAGACGCTTATAAAGATCCGAGAAGACTTCCGGGCTGTTGATTTTACCTAACTTGACAGCCTCTTGAGGATTGAGTGCGGCTTCAACGACTAAATCGGTAATTTCATGCAAGGTTAAACTTTGACCCAGACGTTTACCGAGCCTTCCACCAAGGCCCGCTGCCCACAAAGCATTTAATATCTTTGTTTTTGCTGCAAGCGTTAACATTGAAACGCGGCCAAGGTTAGACCACAATTCCTGACTGACAAAATCGGTGGGAATAACGGCAAGTTGGGATTCGGGCGTTATCCTACCATATGGTCCCACTTCCGTGGCCGTTGATGCCAGTTTAGTTAGCCCCGGCAATAACGCAGGATTATTCGGGAACGTTTTTTGAAGCAACTTACGAATGTTGGGATCACTTATAAGCTCTCTGAATTTAGTAGGATCAAAAATATTCGTTCCTAAAAGTTCCCCTGTCTGCTTGGCTACAGGATCTGGGCTGCTTGTAGCTCGCGCCCAAAGATCACTTATTAATGCCGCTTTAAACCCGTCCGTGGCTGTTTCATTATCTCTTATAACGGACAGGAAATTTTCTATCTCTGTGTCTGGATGATTGGATTTTAGGACTCGGTCCACTAAGCTTGTTGTAGCGTATCCGGGATCAGCCCCGAAAACACTCTGAAGTGCCTTGTCACCAGCTATTCGTTTACGAGTAGTGGTGAAATAGTCCACCATGTCCTGGGCATTAACCCCCTCATGCAACAAACCTTTTTCTTCTAAAATTTTAAATTGACGCAAAGTCTGATTATTAAGGGCGCGGTTATACACATCCATTGCAGCGGTTAAATTTTCTGTGTCCGTCATCATGTCAATAAGATCACTACGACCATTCTGGTCTAACCACGTTAAAGCGTTTTGATATTGAGATTTGAATTTTTGTACGTTTTTAGTATTAATTTCCAAGCCTTTAGGAAGCCACGTACCTAATTCATTCAACAATATACTTTCAACAACCTCCAAGGCCCGTGGCGTAGGCGCATATTCTTTATCAACCACTACCGTGAAGTCTTTCTCAGAGGCTCCCGTTTCCCAATCACCAATTTTTTGCTTGGTAAAGGGAACGCCTTCTAACTCAAACAACGACTCCCCTCCGATAAGGGCGTCTTCATTAAATACGGCTCTTTGTACCGGTTGGCCGAAATCGTTTAATACAGGCATCCCGGTGTCAGCATCCTTTACATATTCTATGCTAATTAAATCATTGCTGAATTGTTGAGTAGCCGTGTCTATGGCTCTTATCTGAGCGGCTTGTCTTCCTCCTCTATCTACCCTTTCTAATACCTTCTCTGGAACCATTTCCTCTGCAATTACAGGTTCTGCGCCTTTTTTACGTAGGACATCGCCTCGTGCCGATTCTGCCCTCCGACTTATCGTACTTGCCTCCTTGGCAAGTCTAAGGTCCGCAGGATCAAGAGTACTAAATACACGGGGGTCTAATAGTTGCTCCAGGGTGGAGCGCAGACCGGTTAAATTTGCCATCAACCGCTTATTAGGAACCTTTTTACCTTGTTCCACTCTTAATCGTTCAGCAATGTCCGAAATCACATCCGTCACATCTTGGGCGGATATGCCTTCAATAAGCTCCCCTGAAAAATCCCTAGAAGCCAATCGTCCTTTATTTGATAAGCCAGGAAGAAATTCTGCTAGATCTTCGGGCGACATAGGTATACCGGCCTCTAAGGCTGCTCGCATTTGACCAAGTTCCGCCCTTAATGCATTTTCTTCCTTTCTAAGACTAATAGCCGCCTCAGAAAGAGGGGCTTCTGTAAAGTCAAAGGATTCCTCAATCGTCATCCCTCGCCGTGCTTCGGCGTCCTTTACCTCTTGAAGAATACGATTGAGGGGGCGTCTTTTACCAGCCGGTGTAAATACAGTAATATCAAGGTCCTCGGCGCGGCCCCATACATTCTCTCTGAAATCAGCATCGCCTTCCATCACCCTGATAATTTCTTGATCTTCTAACGTGCGTACAGGTTCTCCTTTCGCTTCACTGGAAATTTTCTCAAGAAGGTATGCCTCTCCATCTATTTGTCGGATGTCTTTACCCGCTAACTCAGGGAAATAACCGTCGTCATGGGCTGCTTCAAACATCTCTTCCCATGAACCTGCTTTTGGTTTTGCAGGTTCTCCAGGCAGGAGCGCAGGACCAACATCAGTTTCCTCTATTAAAAGTTTCTTTTTACCCGGCTTACCCTTATGCCACTCACCTAAATCCAAGTCTCTCAACTCACCGGTAGAACGAATACCGCCGCGTTCGGAAATGAATTCAAGAAGAGTAGGACCAAGCTTGGCAACAGGGGTCGGTCTGGCTTCGGCAGTAGTGACAGCTGCCTCATCCGTTCTTTTTTGCTTTGCGTAGTCTTTACTTATAGCCTTTATTTGTTTTTGTATGTCTTTTAGTTGGAGATCCCGTGCTTCAGCTTCGGGATCTCCTTTACGCATCGCCTTCGCAAGGGTTCCTTCACCCATCAAGTGAGCAAGTTGGACAGGGAGATCTCCAAGTTTAAATTTTGTTTGTGGTGAAAGAGCTTCTACCCATCCAACGGCAAACTCTTCCGGTGTAAGACCGCTAATGTCGGCTCCTTTATGATCAACGGCCCCTTGAGGAAAGACGATGTTATCTTCTACTTTTGTGTCTAAGCCTTTTATACGTTTCCACGCAGCCTTTTCAAAAAGACTAAATTCTCTTTGAGCATCTGCATACGTGTCGCGGATTAGTTTTCCGACGAAACGTCGTTCATCCGAAGGAAGATCATCAACGCTGCTTAAACCGCGTTTCTCCAGCATAGTTTTAATGCCATCGTGCCACATATTTAAACGGTCTTGAGCGGCCTCCTGCGCGGCTAATAGAGCGTCGTCCATTGTACGGTTAGTATCTTCAAACGCATCCGCTACTTTGGTTTTTGCCTCTTCACTTAAAAACTTCAATTCGCTGGGGGCACGGCCTTGTAGGTTGGCCTCCATAACCAAGCGGCGACGGGTTTCGTAAAATTGCGGTGTGTCTCCTGAATCAATTACTTTGTCATAGTCAATCTTGAGTTCGTCAGCAGAGCCGCCCCGTATTCCTCCATAATCAATGTTTTCAAGGTCTATATGTTGAAAACCTTCGGCTTCAACCGGACGTTTAAATTGGCGTTCAAACATGTCAAAAATCTGATCGCGGCGCTCCAGAAGTTTTTGAGTTTGATCGGCCCAGAAGCGTGACGAATCAGGGCGCTCGTAAGCAGAACGTATTATGGCATCCTGGAAATTGGCAAATTGACGAAGATCTAAAATTTGATCGTCTAATTTATCAATCTCCACTTGAGAGGCTTCTCTAGCAGTTGGATCAAGCTCCGATAGCCGCGCCTTTAAATCCCTGCTTGCCGCTGCAAGCCGCGCTGCTTCTGTTCTAGACAGTTCCGGAGTTGTAAAAGCCAACCCGGAAGCTTCATCAAGATGTCTCCCTTCTTCGACAGCCTTCTCTAGAATCTGCATCGTGCTTGCATAACGCTCTTGTGTAGTTTTGGATGAGGACCCGGCCAACGCACCAGCGCCCATCGTCGCCTGAAAGCGAGCAGCTGTAGCTGTCGGCTTAAACATAGGTTCAATAATTCCTCGTCTAAGCGCCCTTGACGGAGTAGGGATAGCCCCCCAAAATTTTAATCCGGTATTTTTTCCAAAACGTACAAGCCCCGGTGCTGCAATAGCACCTGCCATGGCAAACATTTCTTGAAGTAAGGGACTTTCAGGACCGATTTCTTCCAGTATAGGTTTAATAGTTTCGTATGCTCCTGCTGCTGTAAATCCTGCTCCAACCTCTTCCCTCATCCGTTTAGTACCTTCCGGCGTTTTGGAAGAATAGAAGTCACGCCATTTATCCAGTATATTTTTTACCTGAACGGGATCTTTGATAGAACGTCCTGGTGTCGCGACATTTTTAATCAAACGTACAAGCGCACTGGTTCCTCCAGCCAGTTCCGAAAACGCTTTCATTTCTGCCGCCCCACTTAGGCCAAATTCCATTCCGGACGAAACCACCTTCTCCACATAACCCTCGGGGTCCGGAGTGATATCGGTGCCACCAAATACAATTGAAAACCAGGGGGGCTTACCCTGTTCTTCTAGATGCTTATCCGCTGTTCGTATGAACCGTTGAAGCCGTTTTCTTTGGGCGACGGTTCCATACTCGGCAAAAGCGGCACTTCTTTCTTCCCTCTCTTTTTTCATTTCAGCAGAACTAAGCCACGGCCAGGGAACAGGATCTCCAGCTTCTTCATAATGCCTTTGAATAAGTTCTTTAGGTAAAGGAATCATGTAAGCTAAACTTACGAGGTCGGGAATGATACCGGCAATGTTAGCGGGGATAGCGCGAATGTTCGGTTCTATCACCCGTTGTATAAAATGTCTTTTGTCTTCACTGACAAATTGCTCAAAAATATGACTCGTATAAAAATCCGACTTTTCATCATTATCAAAATTGACCCACATCTTTTTTAGGTCATCCGGAGTATCTTGGGTCTCTACGCTCGTTTCAAGTGGATCTTGCTCGTCTTTCCCCGGTAGCCGATTAAAAGTGTGATTCCACCAACCCGGTGTAGTCGGCTTCGACTCCACCACAATTCCAGGCCACGCAGTTTGAACTTGTTCAACCATCAGTTTTGTCGCTTAAACCTAAGAATGTCTTTATAATATTTAATAAGTTTCCCTAGTGTTTTCTGATCAGCCAGCAACGCATCCCTTTTTATGTATCTGTTACGAAGAAACTTCCCCTCATCGTCATGTACCGGTTCAGGGTAATATTTAATACCACCGGTTTTCGTACTTTCAAAAAATTTCAAGACTCCCTCTTGTCGAACCTGCTCCATTTCTTTCAGAGAGTATTGGGGCTGTGCTTGCCTAAACGCCGGATAAGTTTGACCTACCCACGGAGTAAAATAGTTGTGCTTTGTTTTGCCCGGCAAATTCACACCAAGCTCCACGGCAAGCCGGAGATTTTCATCGGAAAATTCAAAAGAACCTAAGCTCTGTAAGTCATTTTGAATATTTCTCTGTAAATGGTCCATTAATAATCTTATTTTAGCAGCCGTAAATGATTCTGGTTTCCCAGCTGTTGGTGTGAGTGTCTTCATACCTTTAAGGTCTTGCTCTGTAATACGCTGTTCTCCAGCAGCTTTAGCAAGTTGGCGACCGAGAATGTTATCAAAGTAATTTAACTGAGCAAACATCTTCCTCGACTCTTCCGTTGACAAAGATTCAACGTACTCCGAAAAAGGAATTGACGTTACGGCAAATTTCGATAGTGGCCCGGTTACAAAACCTAAAGCACCACTTTCAACAGCAGTTTTAGTGAAGTCCTTTAACATACGTAGAGTTTGTAATTTTGTCGCTAACTCTGAGGCAAATTTTTGACTCTTCGGATCGTCTTGCCTCTTCCGTCGCGCAGCTTGTATTTCAGCTTTTCGATCTTGTATTTTCCCTAACTGCATCCCAGGACTAGGAAACTGTCCTATATCAATATGTATACTTCGATCAGCAACAGCGGCCTCCAAATCCAAACGTTGTTGAACAATGTTGGAATTAAAACCTTCCAATTTTTGACCAGACGCAGGTCTGTCCCACGACTCAGGGTTCATTGAATTTTTATCAAAAAGATCTCGGACTAGATTGACGCTTAAAGCTGCTCTTCCACGAATGCTGTTCAACATTTCCTGACTGCGAGGAGTCCAATTCTTGGGTATAAAAGCAGCAGGAGGCACCTCTTTTATATCCGCACCTTCGTCAGTGAACACTTGTTCACCCTTGTTTAATTGTGATAATTGCGCGTTATAAGAAGTAACACGTTTTGCTTCAAGAGGACCAATTCCAAAGTCTGATAACGTTTTGTCAGCAAAAATTTTAGCGTACTGAGGCGCTAATGCAGCGTAGTCTTTGCCGACTACAATGGTTATCTCAGAGAGACGCAGGGTAGCTCTAAGATTCTCATCTATGACCTTACGTTCGTTGTTGGTTAGTTCTCTTGGCTTACCCTCCCGTGGCCCTTCTTGTTCTATTATATCAAAATATTTAAGCCCTGGACTTGCTGGATGTATACGGGGATTAATACGTAAGCCAGCTACACTTTTGTATTGATGTTTGTCGAAGAGAAATGGAAGGTTCCGTATAAAATTATTATATCTTTCTGCTGCTTTTTCTTCTTCTAGTTTCGCCCCTGTAGCCTTACCTGTTGTGTCCGTAACCTTTCTCGCTTCCAGACCCTTATCTGCTAACTCTTTTGATGAAAGTATAGTCCCTGCACCAACCTCCCGGAACTTGCCTATATCATCTCCTTTATTAATAACTTTATAAAGTGGGGTTACTCCGCCTACTTTATAAACAGAACCTTCGTTTGATCCTCTAGTGTGATACAACTTATAATCTTGGGTTTGCAGGGTTTCTTTTAAGCCCTCCGTATCCAAAGCGGGAGCGGCATTTTGATGATGAATAATGTTGCCGTCAGCATCTTTTACGTCTCCTT